TAGCCCGATCTTCTGGAATTCCTTACGCTGTGCGCCATATACGCGCATGACAATAGAGTTAGGAGTCTTTAAGCCTTGCTGCAGTCGTGCCAAGTAAAGGCTTGCCGCCTCACCCGTTTGCGCCTCTACGTTATAAGCTGCCGTGGTCATAGTCCTGGCCGAGTCGATTAGAAATGACATAAGCTCAAACAGAGTAGACGAGGGGCCAGAGAAGGGAAGTTGTAAGACGTTTTGTTGTAGCGAGCCTTGCACGCCGCCCATCTCAACAGGGGTTAATTGGCCCATCTGCACGTCAATCGGGCCTGCTTGCTGTCTATTGCCTCGACCTTTGCCAATACCCATAGCGATTAAGCCAGAGTTAGCAGTCGTGAGATTGAGCGTTCCTGCGTCGATGTTGTCACGTAACAGCGTGTTAATGGCAGTAAACATAGGTCCGAGCAATATGCCCCATCCTACGCCCATTGGGCCACCTTCAGGGTCAGGAAGGAAGATAGTCTGCGTGTAGACTTCCTTATCCTCAATGCGTACCAGTGCGCCACCTTCGCTGTAGTGTATTAAGTCTTCGTCGTAATCAGGGTATAGGTAGACAATCTTATTCTTGGCTGGATAGAGAACAGCACAATAAGGCTCTTTGATGCCATCCTCGTCTAGGTCTATCCATGTATGTGCTTCGATGAAATCAAAGGAATGCTTATCATCTTCGAGGTCATCCTCGTCAATATCCCATGCCTGGTCGCCGCGTATGTAGCCAATCAGCTCATTGCGTGAATAGGTCACTTCCTCAAACTTGTCAGGAGCCTCACTGAATGACTCGCAAGCCATGTCAAACACGATCTTGTCGGCCATCTTCAGGTCAGAGCATATCTTCTTGAGGTCAGAGTTGAAGTAAGTCTTCTTGTAGTACGTGCCAACACAAGGCAAGGCAAGCAGAGCTTTGTCGGTAGAATCGCGCCACAACGGCACGTCATTGGTTATTTGGTAGTTCGAATACTCTTCAACACGGCTAGCGCGGTCTTCTTTGACCTTCTCCATCTTCTCGACTTGCGCGTCATACTGAGCCTGAATCTGCTGTGCTTGCTCAGGTGGTGCGCCTTCGGGTATCTCTAGCTCTGGCACCTTAGCGCCGTTTATCTTCACGCTTACAAGGTCTTCGCTCCATACCAAATCAGGTACAGCGCGCCCATGAAAGTCTAGCATTGCCTCGAAGATATAAGGCAGCATCGCGACACTAGCACCAGCAAAAGGGAAGTCTTTGGAGTCTATGTCATTGCCTGAAGAGTCGGAGGGCTGCATCTTAGCCAGCATCAGCGCCTTGGTGTAGCGCTTCTTCCAGTTCGCCATCGACTGCTTCGCAGCACCGTATAGCTTGTGGGTCTCGTTGTAGATCGAGGCATTAGTCTTGGGCTTGACGTTATCCGCGCCCTTTAATTCGTCTAATTGATCAACAAGATTGCCCGCGTCAAGGTTATCAACTAACAGGCCGGTTTCTTCGTTGGGGACTTCTGATTCGTACTTAGCCACGATTAGCTACCTTCTTCAGTTCTGTTTCGGTCATGGGTCGCCAGTCGCCGCACTTCTCGCAACGGGTATGAGTTAACCGGGTTGTCTTGACTGGGATGCAGTCAGGGCATTTAGAAGTTGTCATAGTTACCCGCCGTTACTGTGTTCCGATTAGTGTCTTGATACTGCTGATTAATATCGCATATTCGAATAGCGTAACGCCTCATCATATAGGCGTATCGAATCGAATCTAGTATATCATCTTTGGTCTTGACTATAAGCACATCACCCGATGGCGTGGTTTTTGTATGATACTCCCGAATCTCCTCGAACACATCAAACAAGTTAGAGAAGACTTTAAACCGCCCTGTATCCATTAGGTTGATTATCTCAGTAATGCCAGCCCATACCCCATTAGATCCATCAGGCCACGTAGCGTGTTCGGCCAACATCATCCATCCTTCCTCTTCGTAATACTCCTTCTGCTGCTTGGCGGACCCCTTCTCGTGCTGTAGGCCATCGTGAGGCCATGCTGTGGGTATATCGGCAGCCCAAGGCTTTACAACGTGCCACGCCTCAAACGGTTGCTTCTCCTTGCCCTTCCAGGCGTTAGTGATGTAGTACATGTCATTGTCTCGATCCCATACGAGCTGAACGTGTGCCTGTGGGTGATTCCATCCAAAGTCCATGCCGTTAATCACGAACCAGTAATCAGGTATCTTGAACGGCTCAATGCTTATGGAGTCTTGGCTAACAGGGTAGATTAGGCCGGAACCCATCAATGGGATGCCCTTCGAGCGCATATCACGCTGATACGGTGGATAGGCCGAAAGGATCTGTTCTTTGGTAGTCTCGTCCAAGTGTGGCGCATCATCCCATGTTGCAGTTTGCATGTACTGGCCGTCTGTTGGGTCATCCATAAACCCGCACACTAAATCAGTCTTGCCGTTCTCAGGGGTTAGCGTGAGGATGCCTCGACCACCAGCCCCTTTGTCACCGTTGAGCGTCCGCGTCATTACCTGTGGATAGATGGTCTGGTCTTTGGGTTCTTCGTCAATGTGATACCAGTCTACAACGTCGCCCATCAATGCGTGCTGGCCTTGTGAGTATGACCAGAATTGACAGATCGATATGCCGTTAGCATGTTTGACTCGTACCTCACGACAAGCCCCAGAGGTTCCGGTCATGGATTTGTAATCCACGATCAAGTCAGCGGATATGAATCCGCCCTCAAACTCGCCATCCTTGAGCCTGCCGAATAGCTTCTGTTGAAGTAGATCGCGGGTTTTCTCGCCTGAGTGGCCTAATAGCCAGCACAGTGGAGGACGCTTGAACTTGTGCCCCTCCCATCCTTCGGGATAGTTGCCTGTTAGGTGATAGGCGTCAATGATGCAGCCAGTACGTGTCTTTCCGCAGTTGTGGCTGACTACTCCCGCCGAAATGTAATTGTGATAATCCGGTATCTTATAGTCAAAGCATGGCTGTAAACCAATTCCTTGAAATGCTATAATACTGACATCACCCACTAAGGAGATAGGCCGTGGAAAGTATATGCGATTGCTGTAAGCCGCACCATAACCGTAGATTCTGCATGAACCGATTGAAGTCCATGATCGAAGAGGACTTGCTGACTCATCGTGAAGCAGCTCAGATACTTGGAGTAAACCTAACATCAGTCCAGAGGGCGGCAGCTCGCTGCAAGATGAAAACTTGTCGATCAGGCCCTCGGCATGGTTCCGAGCACCCCCATTGGAAAGGAGGTCGGCGGATTGGAAAGCTTGGTTATATTGATCAGTATGCTCCGCTGCATCCTGCGGCGAAAGACGGGGGTTCTGGATATGTTGCAGAGCATCGTCTAGTAATGGAAGTAATGCTGGGGCGATATTTAAACCAGGGGGAAGTGGTTGACCATAGAGACAATCACCCTCGTCACAACGGGCCCGAGAATCTTCGCCTGTTTGGTAGTAACTCAGAGCATCTAAGTCAGACACTAAAGAAAGAATGGTACGGTAATTCCCCTCGCCGTCTAATACCCTATGCTCACCCGAGCAGTCTAGGTGATGACCATTTGATAGATATAAACGATACGTTGGCAGAATTCCCTGAAAGTATGCGCCCGCTATATCTGCATCATGTAGCGATCCATCAGCCCACGAGCGAACACGCACATCTGGCAAGGAAAGAGTTTCTACGAGAGGGAGCCACTTCTCAACCGTTCCCTGCTTCACTAGAATAGGGGTGTGACCAGAAACGCACTGATTTGCCGCCATTAGCAGGCTTGCTAGGTTCTCTGACGTAGCTTTATTAAACCTGAGCTGCCAAGGATACATGGCCTCGTACAACCGCAAGAGCCTGCCTTTCTCGTTGTTCTCGACCTGTGCCTCCATCATGCGAAGGAGTTCGCGCTTATCGGTTTCGCTCAATTACTGTCTTGCTCCTTAGTAGCCAAGCATCCCAAGCACACTACGCGGAATAGCTCCGGTCTGGTCTTGTGCCATGTCCTTAACGTGTCAGCGTTGATACTGGCTATCCTAGCAGCCTCAGAGAGTGTTCTAAGGCCGTAGGCTTTGGCTTGTTGGCTGGGTGTCATGAGGTGTAGGCGCTGCGATAGAAGTCGCGCACAAGGCCATCAGCCTCTGGTATTGGGTTTTTAAGATTAACCACCGTCGACGCGGCTAGTATCTCAGAATCTCCAAGCCTTACCAAAGTAGCGAATGTTTCTTGCTGCTCGTCAGATAGAGGCTTGTCAGCGCTTATAACTGGAGACATTGAATAGCTACCCATTGGGCTCACTTGCTCGTTATCGTTCCACACGCGGATTCTTAGACGCTTCCCTTCGGTAGTGACAATTGTCTTAGCTGTTCGCTTGGCTACCGTTATATGGAATATGCAGTTATGGTCGCCAATTGATCGCGTGTAGTATGTTTTGCCTGTTTCAAATTCCATGTTATTTCCCCTTGCTTTCGTTGATGTTGAAACCATCTTAGCACACCAAAAGCATAAAACAAGGGAATAACGGGTATTTATGTATATATTAATGGAATAAGCATGAATTAAACGCTCAATCCTCTCTGGATTTGTCCAACTTCTGCTGCATTTCGACTATCTTGCGGTCTAGTGCATCGCCTTCAAGGTCTGAATAGTCGTTGATAGTGCCTGAGTGTTCTGTGTGCATCTTATCGCCATACTTCTTAGGCTTGAGCTTTGAAGCCGCCCACTTCCTAGTATCTACGCGCAGTTTGGCATGATTGACGCTAACCGCATCCTTCACCATGACTGGCTTGCCGTCTATCTGTAAGGGGATCCCATCAACTAATAGGGGCTGCTCTACTTGGTTATCAGCTATATCAAGCATGTCTTCTACAAGAGCATCGGCGGATTCTGTCTTGGCTCTCGCGTATTGCTCCGTAAAATTAGGTAACTCTCTGATCCATTTAAACAAAGTTGACATGGCAGGCATGGAGTCATCACGGCTTACAGAGCGCATAGATTCGCCAGCGGCTAGCCTTTCGCATATCTGGTCTGCTAGTTCATCAGTGTAGAGTGAGGGTCTACCTACGGGGTCAGGGGGTCGCGTGCTTAGAGTCATCAACAATCTCTCTTTCGAGTTCGTCTAGTTTGAGCCTACAGAGCTGTAGTATGCCTAGCTCTAAAGCGTTTTGGAGTTCTTGTTCGGTTAGTGTATTGCGTATTTCTTCAATGTTCACATAGTGTACTCGCATTCAGTGCTTTATCCCAATTGCCCATGAGCTAAAGTCTACAGTTAGCGCTTTAATATCGCCCTTAAACTGCAACAATTGCCTAACTTGCTGGCGTGTTTTGTCCATTACATAGAAATCTGCCATCTTCTAAACTCCCGTATTCATTGACTCATGGCGCTATTATACGCCTATTTTGAACTATTTCACCTTTATTTGCCTATACGCTATTGCATAACGTCCGAACGTGTAATATAGTTGTTTCACATTCACGGAAACACAGGGAATAAGACAATGAAACTAACTAAGAATCAATCAATACACGCTGCCGGAAAGCTAGTAATGGAGGCACAATCTGCTGGAATAGTAGCTAGTATAATTCCAATGTCTAAGCCTAGAACTAGACGATATTCCGCTAACGGCTCTACAGCGGCCCCTCAGAAGGTCGTAGAGTTAAATGGCATTCGCATGTCACTAGGCCAAGGCCGTCAGTACGTATCCGCTAGAGCATGAATCACCATCAACCCAAGACTAGCCGCTTAATTGCGGTTTAGTCAGTACCAAAACACTCAAATTAGGGAATAGGACAATGATCACATTAAACATAAACGCTCAGCTAATACGCGCAGCACAAGCGAATCAGGCCAAAAAAGACATTAGATATTACCTTTGCGGCATTCTTCTATCAACTAAAGGCGATGTAGTCGGCACTAATGGGCATACCTTATTTCATGCAAATCATAATTGGGCAGATTGCGACACCCTTCCCAATGACGTAATTATCAACATCGACGGTAATATCCCGGCAAGCGCGCGAAGTGTGCGAATTGAGTTACCAGAGGCGCTAGATACCTCACTAACAGGCACGCTAACTACCGATGGCGGGAAGATGTTCAAAGTCGAATTGGTTGACGGAAAATATCCTGATTTTAAACGTGTAATTCCTGAGCGTTTAAGTAAAGAAAATCTCTATTCCAATGCTATAGCTGTGGACGCTAGTCTTTTAGCTAAAACAGAAAAGACTTTCGGCAAAAACTCCAGTGTCATCATATACCACCGTGGCGTGAGTGACGCGTTGCGCGTTGAATGTGACACTGAAATTGGCGTACTGGTTATTATGCCGCTATCTAGCAATAAAGTGATTATTGACGACCACCTACCGCTAGAGGCAAAAGCAACTAGCGCGGCCAAGGCAGCATGAAGAACCATTACAACGGCCATAGAGCCAATAAGAAGCGCTTTGAGGCATCTCTAAAGCCCGAAGAGGCCGAATTGGTAGATAGTGCAAGGTCTAGGCTAATTGCCCGTGGCGGGGCTGTGAGGCTTAATAACAAAGAGTTACTATTGGAGCTGTGCAAAGCCCTATAATGGGGCTTTATCCCAATTAGTGAATAATAAATGCCGTAGTCATGTAATCAGTTATCGCCTGCTGTGCTGCCTCTGCGCCCTCAATTACTAGCGCCTGGTATCCTAAATTAAGCATTACCTCGATATAATCTAGCTGTTCTGGTGTTGCCTTTTTGTCAAAGTTTTT